ATTCTTTGCCTAAAAATTAGGCAGATTTGGGAAGATTTATTTAGAACCCCCACCAAAAAAACCAGTCTCTATTTATATATATAATATACCCCTGCCATAAATTTTCAAAAAACTAAGGCTACTTCATCGGGGGACAATTAGTAGATATAAATAGTACTAGTATAAAAAGTATGAGTATAGTATAATTAGTTTGTGGGTGTGTCGGGCTGTCTAGGACTAGGTATTTACCTTTGCCGGACTAAATATAAAATAACATACTTTTGTCTATCTGGCAAGATGCACAAACAAATATATATTTTACTGTTGCAATTATGCAACACTTTACAAAGGACAGTACAATGATTGAAGCAATAGTACTGGTATGTTTTATAAACACTAACTGTGTAGAAGTACATGATGATCGTGGGCCTTATATAGAAGAAGTACAATGTAAAGCACGTGTAGCAGAAATGCTACAAGACTTTATATCTTTTGAAGAGACACCCCCGGTTACCTTTATTGATTATAAATGTAGACCAGTTAAAGAAGGAATATCAACTTAATGCTAGACTATACAGATTTAGAAGAACAACATAGCCCGGAAGAAATACACAACATATCTATGTTCCTTGACTTAAAGGAAAAGATGACTGAGTATTCTAATATGAAAGCTAAAGATGACTTCTTAACTTTTGTTAAAATATTTGCACCTACCATTGTGTCTGACTTTAAGATGGGCAGACATATAGAGCTATTATGTGAAAAGTTACAAGGAGTACTAGATGGTAGTACTAAAAGACTTATGGTGTTTCTTCCACCTCGTTCTTCTAAATCAGTTATATGTAGTAAACTATTTCCTGCTTGGTACATAGGTAACTTTGGACACCATGAGATTATGTCTGTCTCCCACAGTGATCAGCTTGCTAGTGACTTTGGTAGAACAGTGAGAGATATTGTAAATACTGAAAGGTTCCAAAAGATATTTCGTAGTGTCTCTTTACGTAGCGATGTTAAAGCGGCAGGTAAATGGAAGACAAATAAAAATGGTTCTTACTACGCAGCAGGTGTAAGAAGTCAGGTTGCAGGTCGGGGTGCTCACGTAGCCCTTCTGGACGATGTGATGTCTGAAGAAGATAGCTTCTCAGAAGCAGGACGTAGGTATATTAAAGAATGGTATCCTGCAGGTCTTCGTACACGTATCATGCCCAACGGTGCCATTATCATTATTAATACAAGATATCACTATGATGATTTATGTGGCTGGCTATTAAAGCAGGAACAAAATGCAGAACACACTCCCAACCCTTGGGAAGTTATTAGTATCCCTGCATGGTTAAATGAAGAAGCAGCAGAGTTACTAGGTTTACCAGAAGGTAGTTCATACTTTCCAGAATGGAAACCAAATGAAGTATTAAAGATTGACGAAATGGAAATTAGAAGTTCTAATGGTAGCAGGTACTGGAACTCTTTATATATGCAAGACCCCTCGCCTGATGATGGTGGTATTATTAAAAAACGTTGGATCAGGTGGTGGGAAGATGATGAGCCACCGCCATGTGACTTTATAATACAGACATACGATACAGCATTTAGTACAGCAAGAACTGCTGACTATAGTGTAATACAAACATGGGGAATATTTAATTCATATGAAGAAAATGAATATGGTATAGAAGAAATAACTTCTAACTTAGTATTATTAGGCAATATAAGAGGACGCTTTGAATATCCAGAGCTTAGACGAAAAGCCCAAGAGTTATATTATGAATATAGGCCTGATGTCTGTATAATAGAAAAGAAAGCATCTGGTCAGTCTCTGATACAAGATATGCGAAGAGCAGGGTTGCCCGTCTTAGATTATTTGCCAGATAGAGACAAGGTGGCTCGTGTCTATGCAGCTACTCCTTTGATGGAAGCAGGGCGTGTTTGGATACCTTCAAATAAAACATGGGCAGATGATTTGTATGCAGAGTGCATGTCTTTCCCTCATGGCTCTCACGATGACCAAGTTGACTGTTTAACTATGGCTATTCATTATATGAAAGAGAGTTGGAACCTTTTACACCCAGAAGATCCTAGTTGGGAAGATGAGCCTAGAACAAAAAAGAGGGTTGCATACTGGAGAACTTAACTGTATAATAACGGATAACTGGCTTTAACTAGAAGGAACAAATAATGGCTACTGAAAAAAATCCTAATGACCCTAAGAATACTGAAGATAATGTAATTGAATTATCTATTCAAAGGGACGAAGAAAACTTTCCAGATGTAAATTTTGAAATTGACCCAGACACAGGCGAACTAGATGTGGAGTTTGAAGCTGATGAGGAACTGGGTGAAGTTGTAGAATTTAATATTGAAGATGAATTTTATACCAACCTTGCAGAGCAGATTGAAGAAGACGAGCTTATTAAGATTGGTGAAGAAGTATATGAAAAGTTTGAAGCAGATAAAGAATCACGAGCAGAATGGGAATCCATGTTTGAACGTGGATTTGATTTGCTTGGACTGAAACTGGAAGAAACTACAGAACCCTTTGAGGGTGCAGCAACTGCTGTACATCCACTCCTTATTGAATCTGCAGTTAAATTCCAGAGCCGTGCATCCCAAGAACTATTTCCTTCCAGTGGCCCAGTTAAAGCACAGGTTCTTGGTGATGCTACGGTTGAACGTCAGCAACAAGCCAATCGTGTTCAAAACTTTATGAACTATCAATTAACAGAACAGATGCCTGAATACTTTGATGAGTTTGAGCGTATGCTATTTCACCTACCACTAATAGGTAGTTCATTTAAAAAGATTTACTATGATGCATCTGTAGAGCGTCCTGTTAGTGAGTTTGTACCTATTGACCAGTTCTATGTGTCTTACTACGCAACAGATCTTCGTAGGGCTGATCGTTATACTCACGTACTATATCGTAGTCCTCGTGAGATTGCTAATGCAGTGTACTCAGGTATGTATGCAGATGTTGATCTCCCAGATGCATATATCCCAGAACAATCCGACCTTACACAAAAAATGGATACCGTACTAGGGTTGTCTCCTTCTTCAGCTACAGATATGCAGTATGTACTATTAGAACAACACTGTTATCTAGACATCGAAGGATTTGGATTTGATTGTCCTTATATTGTAACAATTGAAGAGTCTACTCACAAAGTATTATCTATTCGTAGAAACTGGAATGAAGACGATAAGAATAAAGAAAAGAAAATGTTCTTTACTCATTTTCGTTTTGTTCCGGGGTTTGGTTTCTATGGTCTTGGTCTTATTCATTTCCTTGGAAATCTTACAATGTCTGCTACGGCAGCTATGCGTAACCTTATTGATGCTGGTCAGTTTGCTAACTTGCCCGGTGGATTCAAAGCAAAGGGTGTACGTATAGTAGGAGATAATGATCCTATTGCTCCGGGTGAGTTTAAAGAAGTTGAAGCCACAGGTATGGATCTGTCTCGTTCAATTGTACCTTTGCCATACAAAGAACCGTCAGGAACTTTATTCCAGATGCTACAATTTGTTTCGGCAGCAGGACAAAAGTTTGCAGATACAACAGAGCAGGTAATTACCGAAGGGTCTAATTATGGGCCTGTAGGTACAACTATGGCTTTACTTGAAGCATCTAGCAAATTCTTTAGTGCGATTCATAAACGTCTGCACAAAGCACAACGAGATGAGTTTAAAATTTTAGCACGAATTAATAATGAAAGTTTACCACCTAAATATCCTTATGATGTTCCGGGTGTAAGTGAAACAATTTTTAAACGTGACTTTGATGGTCGTGTAGATATACTGCCTGTGTCTGATCCTAATATTCCTTCTTCTGCACACCGTTTGATGATGGCTCAAATGGTAATGCAACAAGCACAGCAATCACCACCCGGCATGTTTAATATGGAAGAACTTAACCGTACACTTCTTAATGCTGCAAATATTCCTAACTTAGATAAAATATTACCATCTAAACCTAAAGCACAGCCTCTTGATCCAGTAACAGATATTGAAGCAGCAACTAAAGGTTTGCCTATTAAAGCATTTGCAGGACAGAACCATGATGCACATATTCAAATTAAATCAATGTTCTTACAAGATCCTGCTAACGGTGCTAATCCTATTATGCAACGTGTGTCTCCTATCTTACAAGCTAACATTCAAGAACACGTAGTAATGAAGTATGAAGAGCAAGTCAATGGCTTAACACGTCAGATGATGATGGAAGCACCAGAGGGTGATCCCAATGCTCAGAACCCTGCAGTTATTGAACAAGTAATGATGGCTGCCGCACAGCAAGTAACACAAGCAAATATGGCTGCTGCACAGAAAGGTCCAACACCTGAACAGGCAATGGTTCAGATGGAGGCACAACGTCTTCAGATTGAACAAGAAAAAGTACAAGCACAGCTTGCTAAAGAAGCAACCGAAGGTGCTTTGAAGAATCGTGATCTTGACTTGAAAGAACAAAAACTGGCACTTGATGCATATAAGATTGGTGCAGAAGGTACACTCAAAGCTGACGAAAAAGAAAAGGACCGTAATGCTAAAGCAGCTATTAAAGCAGTAGAGCTTTTAGCAGACATGGTAAAGCATGAGGATAATCTTGAAAGTTCTGAAACTAGTAAAGCAGTAGATGTGATTAGTAAAATGTTATTGGATATGCAAAAGAAAGGCAATTAAATGTCAGGATTAACAGGAGTAGCAAAAACACTATTAAAAGAATTTGTCACGCCAGTTAAAACAGTAGGCAGAGGTTCTTCAAAAAAGTTAGTTGCAAAAGATAAACCTATAATGCGTATGGAAGAAAGTGTTGAAGAAACACTTCGTCCTCGCTTAGAACGTTCTATAGATTCAGAAAAATTTCCTGATGCTGCTTCTATTATGCCAGCCCCCGGAAGATTTTTTGATCCTGCCAAACGTGACTACAAAGAAAAAATGGCAGAGGGTTTATCTAAAGCAGGTATTGAACTTGATTTAGATTTTGGTAATTACATTATGATGGGTAAAGGTAAACCTACTGATGTATCTAATGAAACTTTTGAAAATCTTTTTATTAGTCCTCGCACTTCATTTAAAAAAAGCAGTGGTGAAAATAAAACAACTGCAAGAGCAAACACTGTTTCTGAAAATCTTTCTATTGAAAGTATGGAAAAAAATTATAAACAAAATACTGGTAAACAAGGAAAAGAAATTAATACAAATCTTGTTCAACCAGAAAAATTTAAAGTAATAGTAGAAGGTAATAAAAGAATATTAGATCATCCTATTGTAGCTGTTCAACCTAAAAATGGAAAACATTATTATACTTTGGATACACAATTTGTTGGTCCTGTTAATATGAAACGTATGACTAAAAAGGCAATGGAAAAAGGTAAGCTTGTTGTACCTCAACCCAATTTACGTCCTTCAACTGTTGGTGATATTAGACTTGGAAATATTGTTGGGGAAATAGAAATTAATAAAGCGGTAAGACCTTTATATGATTATATTGAAGTAGATGCTATCCCTTCTTTTTCTAAAGGTGTAGGACAAATAGAAAAGTTTAAGTCAGGTGGAAGTATAGAACGTAATCCATATAACTATGAACCAAAGGCTATATAATGCTAATAGAAGAAATACATAGAACATTACAAAAAGAAATAGATGTAGTAAAAAATTCACTTGCATCTGGTGGAGCTTCCGATTATCATACATATATGAACGCTGTAGGTCGCATTTCAGGATTGGAATGGGCCAAAGCCGAAGTTAAAAATATAGTAAATAAAGTAATGTATGAAGACGAAGAGGAGTAAAAATGAGAGCAGTAGCAATGGACAAATCTATTCTTAATGATGCATGGAATACTAATAAAGAGGTTCCTGATCCTTTAGTGCTACCCGAAGTTCCGGGTTATCATATTCTTATACGGCCTGTCTCTATCAAGGCAGAAACTAAGGGTGGTATTATTCTTCCTGACTCTACAGTTGAAGATATGAAGTACTTGACTACAGTAGGAAAAGTATTAGTTGTAGGTACAGATGCTTACAAAGACAAAGCTCGTTACCCAAATGGTGCATGGTGCCAAGAGGGTGACTATGTTTGTTATGGTAAACATTCTGGTCAAAAGTTTTTTTACAAAGGTATTAAACTTTTGTTACTAACAGATGATCAAATATCTATGATTGTAGAAGACCCTAAAGAACTAGATCCCACATTTAATTTAGCTAACTAAAAAATAAAAATAAACCAACCTATTGTATATATAAACAGTATGTTGTATTATAACTTTAAATGCGTAACTCGTCATAGTGTCGCAACTGACGTAAAAGGAGAAATAAATGTCTGAAGAATGGGCAACGGTAAATACTTCCCCAACCGTAAACGAGGAAGAAAAAGTAGAATTTGAAATTGAAACAGAAGAAGTTGATGCATCTAGTGAAGTTTCAGAAGAACGTGTACAGTCTCAAAAAACTGAAACACAGGTTGAGACTAAGCAAGAATCTGCTGAAGAACCAGAAGAACAACAGTCTGGAGCACAAAAACGCATACGTCAACTAGTTAAACAAAAGAAAGAGCGAGAAGAACATATTCAAAGTCTTATTGCTCGACAGCAAGAATTAGAAGAACGATTAAAAAATCAGCAACAAGAAATTAAATCTTCTTTAGAAAAAAACTTTGAAGCTGCTGAAACCCAAATTAATAGCCGTATTGAAATGGCTGAAGATGCTTACAGACAAGCATTAGAATCAGGCGAGGCAGATCGAATTGTCGCAGCCCAGAAAAATTTAAATAATGCTCAAGGTGATGCAACTACTTTAAAGATTACTAAAAGTCAGTATCGTCCTGAAGAAGAAGAACAGCAGCAAGAGACTAAGCAAGCTCCACAGCAGCAGCAAAAAGCTGTAGAATATGACAAACTTGCAATGGAGTGGGCAGGTCGAAATCCGTGGTTTGGTCAAGACAATGTAATGACCACTCTTGCCTTAGAGGTAGATGCGGAATTAAAATCGGAAGGGTTTGACCCTACTGAAGAAGATTTTTATGGAGAGATTGATTCACGTTTGAAAAACAAATTTCCTCAAAGATTTGAAGGACAAACTGAAACAACAGAACGTCAGCAGGAAACGTCAAGTCCTGCCCAAGTGGTAGGTGGAGCATCACGCACTTCATCAGCCTCTTCTGGTAAAAAAGTACGTCTTACTAAAGAAGATGTGCGGTTGGCAGAAAAATGGGGTATACCCTTGGAACAGTATGCAGCCGAAAAGCTTAAAGTAGATAAAGCTGAAGGCGAGTATACTACAGTATATTAATTAGCGTGGAGGAAATTAAAATGGCACGTAATAACACTTTATCACGTAATGCAGAAACTCGTGAACTCGATACTAGGGAACAAAATATGGAATATCGTGAACCAAATATGTTGGATATTCCAGATACCGTTCTTGAACGGTTCGGTAATCAAGACCTTGCACTTCGTTGGATACGTATAAATCTAAAAGGTCAGGACGATTACAAAAATGTTGGCACTCGAATGCAAGAGGGTTGGCAATTTGTTACAGTAGATGAGGTTCCTGAGTTACAGCATACATCTTTCGTGAGGGATGAAGGACGATATATGGGAGCAGTCTGTCGTGGAGACTTGGCCCTAGCAAAAATGCCAATGGCTAAAGCGCAAAGTCGTCAGGCATACTATGAAAATAAAAGCCATGAGATGGTTGATGCAGTTAATCAACAGCTTATGGGTCAAAATGATTCTCGTATGCCAATTAAGAATAGTAGTAAATCGAATGTTACTAGAGGACGTAATCCTTCATTTCAGGATGGCTAATCTAGTAGTGCAATTTTAAATAGGGAGAAATCAAATGACTGCAACTTTAGCGTTATCTGGCTTCCGTCCTTCTCGCAAACGTGGTAATACCCCAAACAATCAGGGTCAAAGTGAATACCCTATTGCTTCAGGTTACGCTGCTAACATTTTTACAGGCGATCTTGTCCGTATTAATGCAGGGAATTTGGAAGTCATCACCACCGTAACAGAAATAGTCCAAGGTGTATTTCAGGGCTGTCGTTACGTTGCTAATGGTGAACAAAAATTTAGTAAGTATTGGCCTACAGGCACATCTGCAACTGATGCATATGCTCTTGTAGCTGATGATTCACGTACCGTGTTTGAAGTACAGGCAGACGCATCTGTGACTGCTGGTGACCTTCACGGTTCACAAAACTTTGCTGTAACTCTTGGTTCAGGCTCTACCTTTACAGGTATGTCTGGTCACGGTATTGAAGCAGCAACTCGTACAACTGGTATTGCTATGTGTCGTACTCTGGGCTCTGTTGATGAGCCGGGTAATGATGTAGATGTAGCTGCTGAGAACGCTTATCTGAAGTTGAATGTACAACTCATTCAGCATACAGATAACTTCTTGACTGCTGCTGTCTCAGCACCTGCTACCATTACTGCGTACCTATTAGGTTAAGGGAGATTAAAGAATGGCTATTAATAGAGCAAGTATTGCAAAAGAGCTTCTCCCCGGTCTTAATGCCGTATTCGGTATGGAGTATGGGGAAGTAGCTGATGAACATGCACCGTTATTTGAGACAGAAAACTCAGATCGTGCATTTGAAGAAGAAGTATTGTTTACAGGATTTGGTACTGCACCTGTTAAAGGTGAAGGTGCCGCAGTGTCCTATGATGATGCTCAAGAGAGCTTTACGTCACGTTACACACACGAGACAATCGCACTGGCATTTGCTGTTACCGAAGAGGCAATGGAAGACAACCTCTACGATACATTTGCAAAGCTTCGTGCTCGTGGTCTTGCACGTGCTATGGCAAACACTAAACAAGTTAAAGCTGCTGATGTGTTTAACAACGGCTTTAATACTGCGTTTCAGGGTGGCGATGGTCAACCATTGTTCTCTGCTTCGCATCCAACCATTGGCGCAGGTAATCAGTCTAACAGCCTTGGAGCAACTGACTTGTCAGAAGCTTCTTTGGAATCATCACTGATCACCATTTCAAAAGCCAAAGATGACCGTGGTATTCTAATTGGTCTGCAAGCTAAGTCTTTGCATATTCCATCAGACTTGGCATTTACTGCTGATCAGATTCTGAACAGCACAATGTCAACAACCATTGGTGTGAACCCAACAACTGCAGCTAACGGTGCGACTAATGTTAACGACATTAACTCAATCCGTAATCAAGGTCTTGTACCGGGTGGCTTCTACGTCAATCGTAGGTTTACCGATACAAATGCTTGGTTCATTAAGACAGATTGTCCTAATGGTACAAAAATGTTTGTACGTGCTGCATTGCAAACTAAAATGGAACCAGACTTTGACACCGGAAATATTCGGTTCAAGGCTCGTGAACGTTACAGCTTCGGTTTTTCCGACTGGCGTGGTTTCTATGGTGCTTCTGGCTCAAGCTAGAAATAACCAAAAAAATAATAAAAAAGAAGGAGGGGTACTTTCGTATCCCTCTTTTTTTGTGTATAATATACAAATAGAATAATAACTAACTAATTAACAAATGGAGAAATTCTATGGCTTCTAATATCCGTAACGCTTTTGTTACAGGATCTGGCGCATTGCTAGATAGTTTAACAAGTACAACTGTTGCTGATACTCGTATTAAAGGTGTAACTTATTCAGGTGTAGGTACATTTACTATTACTGGTTCTCAAACAGATGAGTATAATAACGTAAAAGGTGCAAACATTAAATTTGTAGGTACAACAGCAAATGATGCAAGTGACATTATAATTCCAGATTTTGGTGTTAGAATGGTAGGTCCTGTTAAAGTTTCTGCTCCTACATCAGCAGCTACTGTAGCAGTTTATTATGGCTAATTATACTTTTTTAGTTGAAGACTTAATTGGTGCTACAGAAAATGATGGCACAGAGTTTTTAAATTATATTCCAAAGATTGTTAATAGAGCAGAAGATCGTCTGACAAGAGTTCTTGACGACTATGGTTTAGTAACATATACATCTGTAGCCGTATCTGTAGATAACAATCTTATTACATTAGTTTCTGGAACAAGAGTAGTAAAAAGTTTAAACATTCAAACCTCTCTTACTAGCACTACTGATCCAACTAAAATTCAATTATTACAACGTACAGATGAGTACATTAGGGACTACTGGCCTGTAAGCGCAAGCACAGGAGTTCCACAGTATTATGGCAAACGTGACAACACAACAATTATTATTGCTCCTACTCCTGTATCAACGTATGATGGTGAGATAGGATATACTAGCAGACCCATTACATTAACATCTGCTACACCAAATAATTACTTTACTGATTTTTGTTATGATGCTTTATTTAATGCCTGTATGGTTGAATCACTTATATTTATGAAAGACTATCAAGCTAGTCAATTGTTTGAAACAAGATTTCAACAAGCAGTCGAATCATTACGAAACCAAGCACGTAGAACAAGAAGGGACGATATGGAAGCACCAGCCAGCCCAGCAGGTGCAGATAATCCAATCGTACAAGGGAGCACATAAATGGCAAACATTATTAAACCTATTATTAAAGCTGCTACAAAAGGACGTGGTAGGCCGAAGGTAGACAAACGCAAAGGCAGAGGTAAACGTGCTGCACAATCTAAAGCACGTCAAGCAACTTATCAACAACGTCAAGCAGAAGCTGCAGAAAAAGCAGGTACTACTAAAGCAGGTCTTACACGAGATCGAATGATTGATAAAAAGATTTCAGAAATTCGTAACAAAGATGTTTCTGGAAATGTAAAAACAAATGCCATTGCAGAAGTAAAAGAAACAAAGGGCAAGATTTCTGTAGCAGATGCTATTAAGAAAGCAGAAAATGCTGCACCTCGTGTTAAAAAGGTTATGTCACGTGCTCGTAAAGAAACTTCAAAGCTTCGTTCACGAGGAGCATTTAAAGGTTTTTCTGAAGAACAAATGAAAGAACGTAGAAGCTTAATTAGAAGAGCTTTACAGGATATGAAGAATGAAGGTAAAGAACGAGTAACGATTATGGATCGTACTCTTTCTCTTACTCCTGCAGGTGAAAAACTTATTAAAACACGTGGTGGAACTCAGAAGATTATTGCTGCTTCTGGTCCTACAGGCACAAAGAAAAATGAATATCTTTATCAGACGATGAATGAGCAACCTACTGTTAAAGGTAAAAAGGTAGATAAAGATACCTTTAAACAAATGCGTTTATCTGAAAAGCTAGAGTACATTCAAAAAAGATTTGCTCCAGACTTTACAACAACTCAATTAAAAACTATAATGATGACAAAAGAACCGGGTGTTCGTATAGCTAATAAACCAAAAAGTAAAATAGAAGGTTTGCGTAATCGTTTAAAAGCAAAAGGTTTACTTCCACCTCTTGGTGCAAAGACACCACCAAAAGTTAGTGGTGAGAAAAAAGCAGTACAAAAGAATATCAAACGTGCCGAATCACAAATTAATAAGATTCGTAATAAAGATATTCCTGTTGTAGAACAACGTATTGATAGAGCAGAAACAGCATTAAAAAATGCAAAGACTTCAGAAGTTAAGAATAAACTTCGTAAGGAAATTACAGAAGCTCAAACAGAAAAACGTAGGCTTACTAATATTGCAAATGATCTACAACAAAACAAAGTTAGTGATGCTAAGAAGCAAGCAACTAAAATTAGTAGTCCTTCATCACCTACTAGAATGGGAACTAAGACTGCCACAGTAAATAAACGTAAAGGTGGCAAAGTAGGTATGTACAAATCAGGTAAACAAATTAAATCAAAAAGCCCACGTGGTTGTGGTGCAGCAATGCGTGGCTACGGTAAAGCAATGAAAGGAATAACATAATGGCTCTTCCACTTCTATTAATAATTGGGGGTAATGTAGTACGTGCAGTTGCTCCTAAAGTAATTCAACAACTGATGCGTCAAGGTGCTAAAAAAGCAACTACACAAGCTGTTAAAAAAGCAGGAGGTGCAAGTAAAGTACCTACTGTTACATCTGTAAAGCAAGCTAAAAACATTGCTCCTAAGATGCGTACAGCAGCAGGTGTTAAACCATTTAAACCTATCTCAGGTGCAGGTAGGGGTCGTCAGATGGGAGAAGGTGCAGTACAGGCAGCACCAAAACTTTCTAAACCTACTGCAGGAGTAGGTCGTGCTACATTAAAGAAGCAACCACCTTCTTTAAAGAAAACACCACCTTCTTTAAAGAAAACACCACCTGCTTTAAAAAAAGCACCTAAAGTTATTCCTAAAAAACCAATAGTTGGTCAAGGTAAGACTGGCGTTACTACTGCAGAAAAAGTTTTTAATCAGAAGCCTCGCACTTCTCTATTACCTAAAAGACCAGTTAGTGGTTCAGTTCCTAAAGGTGGTGGCAAAACAACAGCAGGTCCACGTCCTGTAGGTAGTGGGCGTTCTAGTACTATGCGTCCATCACAGCAAAGAACTACTACTCAACAAAAACCACTTAAACCGGGTATTGGTAATATTGTAAAAACTGGTGCGGCTTTGGGAACAATTGCTCAAGGTAAAAAAGCATTAGAGGGTAAACCATCTGATGCAGGTAAACCTATGGCTATGCCGAAACCAAAACCAAAAGTGCAAGGACTACCTAAACCATCAACTAAAACAAAAGCTGCACCTAAAACAAAAGGGCCAAGGATTGTAGAAAAAACAGCTATTTCTGCAAGTAAAAATACTGGCTTTGGTCTTAAAGGCAATATCTTTCCCGGCAGTGCAGGAGAACGTAAGGCACTTATGAAAATGTATGGTGGTACTGGTAAGGCGGCTGCTAAAGCTGCTATTGCAGGTACACAGGGTAATCTTGCTGCAGGTAAAGCAGATTATATAGCTGCTCGCAATATGCGTTTTAAAAACACAGCTAATAATAAAATGTCTGGTGGTAAGGTAGGTAAAAAAACAAAACCTATGACTAAGACTGTTAATAAGTATAATACAACTAAGTATGATACTCCACAAAAAGATGCTCAATATACTGGAGAAAAAAAGATTACATTTGGTGGAATTAAAAAAGCTGGAATGAAAACAGCTAAAAGACCGCCAGTTTTTAAATCTAGAAAACCCGCAGGTAAAAAACCTTCAAATCCACCTAAAAAATACGATGGTTTTTCTAAACTTCCTGAAGCTGTTCAAAATAAAATGGACCCAGCTTTGGCAGCTAAATTTGGAGAGGGTGGTAGCATTAAAAGTGGTTGTGCTCGTCAGGTAAGAGGTTTTGGGGCTGCACGTAAACCTAAAAAATAGGAGGGTATTATGGGTAAAGAAAACCCTGTTGCTAAGTCTTTAGCCAACAGACTATACCAACCAAAGGTTGTTAAACCTAAAAAGGGAAAAGGTTCTTATACTCGCAAGAGTGTAAAGCCTTTATCTCGTGGTGGTAAACCAAAGTCTACAGTTAATAAAGCTGGTAACTATACCAAACCGGGTATGCGTAAAAAACTATTTGAAAAAATTAAAGCAGGTAGCAAAGGGGGTGCTCCGGGTCAGTGGAGTGCTCGTAAAGCTCAGATGTTAGCACAAGCTTATAAGAAGGCTGGTGGTGGCTATACAACTTAAAGATCTAATGATAGGGGATAATCATGGTCGTAGCAGAAGTTCTGACAGGTATTGCCCTTGTCCAGCAATCTGTTAAATTTATTAAGGATAATATTAATACTGCAAAAGATATAGGAACTATAGCGGGACAAATAGATAATCTTTTAACAGGTGAACAACAAGTACAAAAGTCACGTTCTAAAAATTCTGGTGTTAAGTTAGGAGATCAATTCGGAATTAAATCAGTTGCACAAGAAATTATAGATGCAAGGATTGCACAAGAAAAAATAAATGAAATGAGGACACTAGTTGATTTACGTTTTGGTCCGGGTACATGGCAAAGTATTGTAGATGAAAGATCAAAAAGAATACAAGAAGCAAAAGAACAAGCAGCAATAGAAAGAAAGAAAGAACTAAAAAGACAAAAAGAAATAGAGGAAACAATTAAAGCTGGAGCAATCATAGGTGGTGTAATATTAATGGTAGTATCCTTTTTTATTTTTCTTATGATTACAGTAGCAAATGCTTTAGAAATATGATATAATATTTTTTTAAAAGGAGAATGTTATATGGTACAAAAAAGTTTAAAGGTATTAAGTTTAGCATCTTTAATTGTCTTAGGATATTATAGTTTAGCTATTGTACTAGCTTTTTGTTTTCTTGTCAACACATTGTAAATATAAACAGTTAATGTTATAATAGGATAAAATATGACTTTAAAAAAACCACAGAGGAGTTTAAAGGCTTGGACAAAGCAAAAGTGGAAAACCAAGAGTGGTAAACCGTCTACTCAAGGTCCAAAAGCTACCGGGGAAAGATACCTACCAGCAAAGGCAATCAAGGCATTATCAGCCAAGGAATACCAAAAGACTTCGGCAGCAAAAAGAAAAGGAACTAAACAAGGAAAACAATTTGTTAAGCAGCCTAAAACTATCGCAAAGAAAACCAGAAAGTATAGGAAAGCATAATGACCAAAAGCAAGTTCCCCGGAGTTAAAAGATTACCATCAGGAAGGATTGAGTATCGTGGTACAACGTTTGCAGGATTTAATAAACCTCGTAAGTCTACACGCCCTGAAAAAAAAGGGATGGTTCTTGCCAAAGAGGGAGATACAATTAAACTTATTCACTATGGGCAAAAGGGATACGGTCATAATTATTCTAAAACAGCTAGGGCTTCATTTAAGTCAAGGCATGGAAAAAATATTAAGAAGGGTAAGTTGTCTGCTGCTTACTGGGCTGATAAAGTTCTGTGGGCTGGTAAGGGTGGTAGCAAGAAAAGCCCACCAAAAACTCAATCGCATAAGAAATATGGTAAAGCATAAAGGGGAAAAGTAATGGCTGTAGATTATAGTGAATTTGATAAAGTATTAGAAATGATGGGGGCTAAAAAAGATACTAGGCCTTTACCAAAAGGAAGACGTAAACCTAAAATTAAAATTAAAGAAATAACACCTAAGAAAAAGAAGTCAGGTGGTTCTATGAAAACAAAACCTAAACGTTCACCAGTACGTAAAAAAGAAATGGAAGAATATCAAAAGTATTTGTATGATGCATCACAAGCTAATAAACCAGTAACTAAACCAAGTGTTATGAAAAAAGGTGGTAGAGTTGGCACACATAATAGGTTGTACTAATGCTAGGTAAAGTTATAAAAACAGGTGCAAAAAATTTTGCTAAAAAGAAAAAACCTAGTCTTTCAAAAAAAGAACAGGTTAAATCAGGTATGGGTTTACCTAGTAAAAAAAGAATAGATAGTGCAACAAAAAATTTACGTACTTCTGGTCAAAATAAAGAACTACAAGGATCAAAAAAAGATCTAAAAATTATGAAAGAAAAATATAAAATAAATCCAACACCTGATCTTGCAGAAAAAATTAAACTTAAAATTAATAAAATTAATGATATTAAAAAACGTACAGGTTTAAGAAAAAGGGGAGGTTCAGTTGGCTCTCATAATAGGCTTTATTAATGGCTATAAATCGTTCATCCGTTGGGCAACAAATAGTAAAGCCCGGAAAAAAGAATCCGGTCAAGAAAAAGAAAAACGTAAACGCAAAGCCAAAAATAAAAATAACAGAGTTGCTACAAAGGCACCGTGCTGGTATGAGGATTGGCGCAACGAATTTAGCCCGATTAAAAGCCAGAGGCCTAGTAGCAAGGACTTCTGGAAAGTATAAGGGCAAGAAAAAAGATTTAGGCAATAGAGGTAAATCATAATGGCTACTTCAGGTACATACGATTTTAACATGGACATTGACGAGGTTATTCAAGAAGCCTTGGAAATGATTGGTGGTGAGCAGACATTGGGGCATGAGCCTAAGTCTGCACGTAGATCTATTAATTTATTACTACAAGATTGGCAGAATCGTGGTGTAATGCTATGGACTGCTAATACATCTGCAGTAACTTTGGTAACAAGTGTAACTACTTTTACATTAGCATCTTCTACTATTGATGTGCTTGAAGCTGTTCATAATAGAGATAATACAGATATACAGCTTGAACGTATATCTATGCAAGAATATTTAAAGATTCCTAATAAGGGTCAAACAGGTCGTACTACACAATATGCAGTTAGACATGAACGTGGCAATCCTGTAGTTCACTTGTGGCCTCTTCCAGAAAACAATACCGATCAAATTAAATTAGAAATTGTATCTTATATGGAAGATGTAAATAAATCTGCTATTCAAAATGCAGATATATCTCGTAGATTTCTTCCCTGCCTTACTTCAGGGCTTGCATACTATATGTCTATGAAACGTCCCAACGTTGAAGCAACACGTATTGCTATGATTAAACAAGAATATGAAGATAGATTACAAAGAGCTATGGATGAGGATAGAGAACGAGTTAGTATTTTCTTAAAACCAAGGGTTATGGTATAATGAGTTCTGCAGGAATAAAAAATGTATTTGGTATTTGTGATACTTGTGGCTTTAGGTATAAACTAAATCAATTAAAAAAGAATACTATGGGTATGATGCAATGCCCTACTGATTATGATGGATCTTATGATTTAAAAAGTCATCCGCAAAATAAATCACCTAGAATTGATGAAAGGTACTTTATTAGGGATGCTAGACCAGAAGCTAATAATGATAGGAATAGTACGTGGCTTTCTGTAACTACAACATTTAATAACACTTTAAAGTATTGGAATTTAATATAATGGCAGATTTAACTGGAACACTTATAGCAGATTCGTATAGGAACTTATTACAAACATCTGATTCAAATAATAATGGTTTAGGATCAGGTCAATTTGTTTTTATTCAAGATGGTGCGGGACGTAACTCTACATTACAAATTTCACAATCAGGTATTAACCTTACAGGAACAATTCAAATTGATGGTGTACAGCTTAATGCAACTGCAGAACAACTTAATACTGCAGCCACAGGTGCAGCTTCTGTTACAGGTATTGTAGCTGAATCAGGTGATAACAAGTATGGACGTACACTTGTAGGTTCTGCAGGAGTTACAATTACTAATGCAAATGGTACTGCAGGTAATCCTACATTTGCTTTAGAAGATACTTCTGTAGTGGCTGGTACATATGGCCCAATGAGTAACATAACGATTAATGCTCAAGGTAGAATTACAGATGTTACAGCTACAACAACTATTTCTGCTAATTCTTTTGTAGGTGGTACATTTAGTGGTTCTTCTCTTACAGTAGAAAATAATGTATCGGTAAGTGGTACACTTAATGTTGTAGGTGCTACTAATATTGATGGTAAGTTGTCAGTATCAAATGATATTAATAGTACTGGAACTCTTACAGTTGCAGGAGCTACCTCAATAACAGGTAAGCTTACTGCAGGTAACATTTCAACAAGTGTGGTAAGTGCTACATACTTATTTGGTGATGGTTCTAATATTACAGGTCTTGCAGGTGCAGGTACAATGACTGCAATGACTGCAGGTACTGGCATCCATCTGTTAGAAAACTCAACAACTGTAACAGGTGTAACTGGTTCTGGTACAATTGTTATTGATGCTAACCAGTCTTTTGATACTGTGTCTGCCACATCATTCGTAATTGGTGGTGACAATGTTGCAATGTCTGCTACTGTAGCTACACTTTCTGCAACAATGGCTACAAGCATTGATAACTCTAATACAAACATCACAACAAATACAAATGCTGTTACTTCAATTAATAGTGTTATTACTGCATTGTCAGCTACTATGGCAACTTCCATTAATAATAATACTACTAATATTACTACTAATACTAATGCTATTACATCTATTAATACAGTTATAGGTGATGGTGCAGGTTTTGTAACTGGAGCACAACTAGAAGCAGTATCAGCCGCATTAGCAACATCTATTGGTAATCATTTACCACTTGCAGGTGGTACTATGACAGGTTCCTTAATACTAGCAGGAGCACCTACAACCACTCAAGAAGCAGCAACAAAACAATATGTAGATAACTTAGCATCTTCTTCAATTCATTTTCATGATGCTGTACGTGTTGAAAGTATTTCAAATCTTAATGCTACATATAATAATGGTACAGCAGGTGTAGGAGCTACCCTTACTAATGCAGGTTCTCAAGCTGCTCTTGTAATAGATGGTATTACACTGGTTGTGGCTGATCGTGTTTTAGTAGACAATCAAACAGATCAAACTCAAAATGGTGTTTATACAGTAACAAATATTGGATCTGCTTCTACTAACTGGGTACTTACTCGTGCTACTGATGCAGATAGTTATGAGCCGGGAGACAACACAGGACTTGATGAAGGTTCTTATTTCCTTGTTACTGAAGGTAATACAAGTGAAGGCAATGCATATATTTGCAGTAATGTAGGAACAATTACATTTGGCACTACTAATATTACATTTGCACAATTTAGTTCTTCTTTGGTATATAGTGGTGGAACTGGTATTAATGTTAATGATAGTAGGGTAATTTCTGTATCTGGTGTTCCTTCATCTGCTGCCGTAGCTGCTCTTTCAGCTACAATGGCTACATCTATTGACAATAGTAATACTAATATTACTACTAATATTAATGCCATTACATCTATTAATACTGTTATTACTAATTTATCTGCAACTATGGCAACAAGTATTAATAATAATACTACTAATATTACTACTAATACTAATGCTATTACTTCAGTTAATACTGTTATTACTAATCTTTCTGCAACTTTAGCAACTTCAATTAGTAATTATTTACCCTTGACAGGAGGCACATTAACTGGTAATATAGTAAATGCTGTAAATACAGCATCTGTTAATGCTACAACAACACCTGACTTTAGTTCATACAATAGCTTTACATGGACATTAGTAGGTGACATGACACTTGGTAATCCTACTACAGAAGTAGGTGGAATGGCAGGTGTGTTTGTATTCAAACAGGATGCAACAGGAACTAGATTGCTTTCACTTGGTTCTGAGTATAAGACTGCAGGTGGTTCAGGAATTACATTATCAACTGCTGCAGATGCAGTAGATATTGTTCCGTATTACGTAGAAGTTACAGGTACAGTTTATTTAGGCGCAGCTACAAAAGCTTTCGCATAGGAGTTATATAAATGAGTTTGACTAATAGTCCATTTTGGTTTTCATCTGGTGCTACTTCTGCAGGTGGTGGTGGTAATGTAGTATATCCCTACAGCATTAACCAGTCTCTGCGTTTTAATGATGCAGATGACCATTATTTGAACCGTGTTGCCAGCACTGGTGACAGACAAAAATGGACTTGGAGTGGCTGGGTCAAACGTGGAAATTTAGGCACGTTGCAAGCTATCTTTTCTGAAGGCACGACTGGAAGTTCTTTTGCGCTTTACTTTAACAGCACAGACACACTGTTTGCACAGGAACGCAACAGCAGTTCAAACAGGTTTCAGCACATCACATCGGCTGTTTTTCGTGATGTAGGGGCTTGGTATCATATTGTTTATGCTGTTGATACCACACAAGCAATTGATAGTGAACGTGTAAATCTTTATGTAAATGGACAAATTCAAACCCTTGCGGCTGTAAGTGGTAGCATATACCCATCTCTTGATTTATCTACAAATATGAATGTCAGCGGTAGAAACAATTCGATTGGTTATGCCGCAACAAACTCTTTTAAATGCCTAGATGGATATTTGGCAGAGGTTAACTTCATTGACGGCACTGCCCTAGACGCCACCAGCTTTGGCGAGGACAACAACGGTGTGTGGGTGCCGAAAGCATACAACACAGCAGATGGCGCATACGGCACTAATGGATACTACCTGACGTTTTCTTCAGACAGCTTTACAGACAATGGTTCTGACCCTGATGTTTTTGCCGACCAAGCCGGAAGCAACAATTATGATGCTTACAACATATCTGCCAGCGATATTATTCTGGATAGCCCGACCAACTCGTTCTGTGTTTGGAATACTTTAGACAAATACGCATACAATGCGCCATCTGAAGGAAATCTTCGTGCTTTAACCGCTGGTAACAACGGTACGCAAAACTCCACATTTGCTGTGTCATCTGGCAAATGGTACTGGGAAGCTAGAAACATTACAGCGGGTTCTGGCAGTGTGGTTAGGTTTATTGGTATTGCTCAAGAAGATACAAGGATATCTTTAACTCCATATACCAATGCCGATTGTTATTTATACTATGCTGGTACTGGTAATATATACAATGGCGGCAATCAAGGATCGTATGGAGATACTTGGGGGGCTATTGGCGATATCATTGGAGTGGCTTTCGATGCAGATACTGGGGCTATCTGGTTCAGTAAAAATGGCACTTGGCAAAACTCGGCAACAGCGGCTGAAATAGCGGCTGGCACTACGACTAACGCAGCATTTACTGGGCTATCGGGTACATTTGTGATGATGGTTAGCAAAACTGGTGGCACATCAAGCAATGACCCGCATCACGCTAACTTTGGTCAGGATAGTACATTTGCCGGAGATGCGACTACTGGCTCTGCAAACGCAGCAGACGATAACGGCATTGGCGATTTTTATTATACCCCACCATCCGGCTTCTTAGCGTTAGCGGCATCTTCATTACCAGAACCAGCCATTGGTCCTCAACAAGCTTCAGGTCAACAGGCTGACAATTACTTTGAAACTATGCTGTACACAGGTAATGGTGCAGTACAACACATTGGTTCAGGTGGCGCACAGCATCCTATAAATGTTACTACTATTGATAATAGTCTTAGATTTAATAATTCTGATAGTTCATTTTTAAGTTATCAACCGGGTGATAATGGTGATACACAAAAAATGACTTATTCGGGTTGGATAAAAAGAACAAATACAAGTAAATATCAAATGCTTTTACAAGCTGTAGATAGTCAGTATGATTCTATTTGGATTGAACCAACAAATAGTAAATTACAAGTTATACTTGGTTCAACGTCTACTGCTATTGTTAAAACAAATATTACATTTATAGATACAAGTAAATGGTATCATATATGTGTTAATGTAGATACTACTCAAGCAACAGACACAGATAGAATTAAAATTTGGGTAGACGGTGATTTACAAACTTTAGATACATCTGGTGGTGGTTATCCTACACAAAATGCAGTATTTGCTGCTTGGTTTAAAAGTAACATAACTCATAGAATTAATTTTGAAGGTGGTTCAACGTATGGTAGTGGTTACTTTGCTGAAGTTCATGTAGCAGAAGGAACAACATATGACATGGACAATTTTGGTCAGTATGGTTCTAATGGTTATTGGATTCCAAAAACTGTATCAGGTATAACATATGGTGATGAAGGTTTTTATCTTGACTTTTCTGATAACTCAACTGCTAGTGCATTGGGTACAGACAGTTCAGGTAATACTAACAACTTTAGTGCAACCAACATAGCAACAACTGACCAGACAGGTGACAGTCCTACACAGAACTTTAATACATTAGACCCTTCTCGTTCTGGTACAGATGATTTAAGTGAAGGTAATCTTTTATTTACTGAAGGTAACGGCTTGCAAAGACAAACGGTTTCAACCTTTTTTATTCCAAATATTGAATCTAGTACTTTGTGGTATGTGGAATGTAAACCTGATAATGGTTATTCTTTTGGTATTGGTCCAGAAGCCACAGCAACAGGAGCAGGTAATACTACTAGTCATACAGGATTTATTACTTATTATAGTAATGGTAGTTTATATTTAGATACGTCATCTTCTGCATATGGTGCTTCCTATAATGAAACAAATTTATTATCTATGGTTATAGGTAATGGACAAATTGAATTTTTTAAAGATAATGTTTCTCAAGGTGTTGCACTAACAGGTTTAACTGGAGATTACAGAGTTGTGTCTTGGGCAGCAGGTAGTGCTGGAGAAGGCATAGCATTTAACTTTGGGCAAGATGATAGTTTTTGTGGTTATAGAACACCTTCTAACGGTTCACAAGCTGCAGATGCCAATGGTTATGGTAGCTTCTACTACACACCGCCTACTGGCTCACTAGCAATAGTAGATGACAACATTCCACAAGAAGGTATAGCTTCTCCTGACTTTGTATGGATTAAAAATAGAAGTAGAGCCAGTATTTCAAATGTTTTACAGGATAGTGTTCGTGGCATTGGTGATAATGGAATAAACTTCAATACTTTAATTTCAGATACTACTGGCGCAGAGTTTAATCAATCTGACGCTGATGGTGTTAGCAGTCTTGATGCAAATGGGTTTACTGTTGGTTATACTAACTCAAATGCTTGGAATAATAGCGGAGACACCTACGCAGCTTGGACTTGGAAAGCAGGTGGTAAAGCTAATACATTTAATATAGATGGTACTGGCTATGCAACAATTGCTGCGTCACCTATTAGTGATGGTACAATTGCCTTAACAGGTTTATCTGCTAATACGACTTCTGGGTTTAGTATAGCTAGTTACACTGGCACAGGTTCTAATGGTACTATTGCTCACGGTTTGAGTGAAGCCCCTGAACTTATTATTGTAAAAAACAGAGACGACACAAGTAACTGGCCTGTTTATAGTAAATTTATTGGCGCAGCAAATCGTTTGTATTTAGATTTAACGAATGGTTCTGGTGCCGCTTCTACTCTATGGAATAGCACTGCCGCAACTAATCAAGTTTTTTCGGTGGGTACATCCAATCTGTCCAACGGAAACACAGACGAAATGATAGCCTACTGTTTCCACAGCGTTGATGGCTTCAGCAAGGTCGGCAGCTATGTCGGCAACGGTTCCTCAGATGGCACGTTTGTCTACACAGGGTTTAGGCCAGCTTTTGTTCTTACTAAAGAGGCTTCATCAACATCGGGTTGGAATTTGCGAGATAACAAAAGAAGCCCAGAAAATGTTGTGAATGAGGCGTTGCAAGCAGACACTAACGGCACAGAGTTAACATCAGGTTATGATGTAGATTTTCTTAGCAATGGATTTAAGTTGAGAACAAGTTTAAGTGACTCAAACACAAGCGGTCAGACCTACATCTACCTCGCCTTTGCCGAACAACCATTCAAATACGCCAATGCCCGATAATAGGAGAATATAATATGCCTTGGAAATATAAAGCAAGAATTATTAAAAATGGAAAAGCATGGAAGGATGACTATGGTATTCAACATCCTAATTCATGGGTGCGTTGGTCTGATGAAACTAAAGCATCTAAGGGATTGGTATGGGAAGAACCACCTGCACCTTATGATGGTCGTTTTTATTTTGGTAGGGATTTAGATGGTAATCTTATTCCACGTGACTTGGCAGAACTTAAAACTGGTTATATTGCACAGACTAAGCAAACTGCAGGTAGTCTTCTTAGTTCTACCGATTGGTATGTCACACGTGAAGTAGAGGAAGGTACTAACTGTCCTACTAATATTAAGAACTATCGTAGAGCAGTACGTGCTAAATCAGGTGAGATAGAAAGACTGATAGATATTACTATTAGTATTGACGAATTAAAAGCTTTGTTTGAAACAGCAGATGGTGAAGAAGCTGCACCTATTAATAACTGGCCTGAACTAGAGGACTTCTAATGGAAATGAATAGCCTTATAGATATGCTTCTTGCTGTAATAGCTACTGGTTTTGGTTGGTGGGCTAACAACACTACCAAGGAAGTTAAACGTCTTGAGATTCTTCTTAATAGAACAAGAGAAGAATATGCAACACGTGGTGAACTTAAAGAAGATATGGATAGGGTTATGGAAGCCTTGCACCGTGTAGAAGATAAACTAGACCGTATATTGTCTGCTGACAGGTTATAGTATATAATATTAGCAACAGTTTAATTATAGGAAGTGAGATATGCCTTCAACTTATACCAGTAGAATACGAATAGAAAAACAAGCAGACGGTGAAAATCCTAATGCTTGGGGGGATATCCTCAATCAAAACGTTATTGACTTGCTTGATGATGCAGTTGGTGCTTATGTAACTATTGGCACATCAGGCTCACAAATTGTTAATGATAATTCTCTTACAACTAATAATGGTTCTGCAGATGAAGCACGTGCAGCAACTCTTGAATTACAAGGTTATGTGGTTAGTGCATCAGCAGCTAACATTGTTCTTCCTGCAGTTTCTAAAACATATGTAATTCACAATAAAATTACACAGGCATCAGCTACTGGTACTGTTCGTATTATGAATACTGGTGCAACTGCCACAGGCTTTACAGTTCCTACAACTACAACAGGCACTAGCACATTCCTTATTACTACAGATGGTACAAATGTACATGGTATTGATACTGCAGGTCTTGGTATTCCCGGTGGTAATTCAGGTGCATCAAGCCGTAGTGTAATTACAAGCATTGGTGAAATTGAAACTACAACGGTTGACCCTGTAACATCTGTTACTGCAACTGGTGTAAGTACATTTATTTCTAATACTTCAGTAGTAAACCCTGCACTAATGGCTTTGTCTACTACTGACATTCGCTATGTAAATACAAGTGCTGGCTATACCAATACTATGGCGGCTGAAAACATTATTACTGGTCAAACATATTCACCCCTTGTTACTGTTGCTGTTTCTGATACTAGTATCTTTGCTGTTGACATGACTGCAGGTAATAACTTTATTGTGTATCTTAGCGCAGATAGTACACTACGTCAGCCAGATAATATTAAAGTAGGGCAACAAGGTATTATTTATGTAATTCAAGAACAAACATCTGGTGGTAAAACATTATCATATGCAAACGACTTTAAGTTTGTGAGTGGTACAGTTCCAACAATCACAACATCTATTTCTGCAGTTGATATGCTGGTATACAGTGTTCGTAGTGTAGCCACAACAGTAACAGCAGCCGTAACGGTAACAACTGCCTTTATTGACGCAGCAGCAATTCAAAACTTTACAAGGTAAGACATGGCTTCTAGTTCAGGAAAGCTTGCCAAACTTAATTTCATACCGGGGTTTCATAGAGAATCTACACAGTATGCAGAAGAAGGTAAGTGGTTTGATGGTAACAGGGTTAGGTTCAGGGAAGGCAAACCTGAAAACCTAAGAGGTTACACTAAGGCTGTTAATGATGCAACCTTTACAGGTATTGCTCGTGACCTTATTACTTGGTCAGACAATGATACTAAAAAGCTTATGTCCTTTGGTACAGAAAAGTTTCTGTATGTAGTAGATTCAAATCAACTATATGATAGTACTCCTTTTGTGTCTGCTGCTACCCTTACCAGTGTAATGAATACACAACTTAACTCACCACTTGTTAGTATTAGTATAACAAATCATGGTGTGTCTGTTAATGATAGAATATTTATTAGTTCTGCTACTACTATTGGTAATAGTGGTATTTTATTAGAAGGTGAATTTTCTGTAGTTGCTGTTGGTGGTTTAAATAATTTTACTATTTCTGCTACAACTTCTGCAGCCGCAGCAGTAACTGATGGCGGTACAGCAGACTTAGAATTTATATTGCCTGTAGAAAACACTGTGCCTGTTCAAGGTACTGGGTATGGAGCAGGTGTATATAATGCAGGTGTAAGCACAACTGGTGGACGTGCATGGAATAGGCCAGCAGCTACAGGTGCTGTAACATTTAAAAGTTCTCAATGGTCCCTTGACAATTGGGGTGAAGATATGTTAGCTTGTCGTAGAGGTGGTAAGATATTCTTTTTAGATGTAGATGCATCTATAACACCAGAACGTGCAGTGGTTGTGTCTGCTGCTCCTTCTGTTAATAATTCTATTCGTATCTCACCAAATGATAGGCACGTTGTATCATATGGCACTAATGAATTTGGTACAGGTAGTTATAATCCTATGCTTGTACGTTGGTCTGATCAAGAAGACTATACTAATTGGACACCTTCTATTTCTTCAACATCTGGTGAAGTAGTTCTTACAGGTGGTACAGAAATTATAGGAGCCATACGTTCACGTAATGGTATTCATATATGGACTGACACAGCAATGTATACTCAGCAGTTTGTTGGTCCACCTTTTATATTTAGCTTTCAACAAGTAGGAAGTAACTGTGGCCTTATTGCACCACATGCAGCTATTGATGTTGATGGTATATCTTATTGGATGGGTGACAATAATTTCTATGCATTTGATGGTAGAGTAAGAAATTTAGATTGTCCTATAAGACGTTATCTTTATGACAGCTTCAATACGGTAAATAAAGATAAAGTATTTGCTGGAGTTAATTCAGAATTTAATGAAATTATTTGGCTGTATTCAAGTGCTAATTCTGTAGAACCAGATAGTTATATTATATATAATTATAAAGAAAATCATTGGGTATTTGGTACATCTTTTTATTCTACCTTTGCTGATCAACATATTTTTGATAACACTATAGCAACAGGTAAGGTATCGGCAACTGCGGATAATCATATTTGGAATAATGAACCATTTGATGTATATCGTGGGGACGGTAAAATACTGCCTTCATTCTTAGAGTCTGCAAACTTTGAAATTGAAGATGGAACTAGAATTATGTTTGTAGATAGAATTATTCCTGATTATACAATTACAAATAATGGAAGCATAGATATTACATTACAGTTTGAAGAGTATCCTAATGGACCTGCAGTTTCAAAGGGACCTTTTACAATTCAACAATCTACAAAGAAAGTAGATTTACGTGGTAGAGGAAGACAGGCAAAGTATATTGTGTCTGCTAGTTCAGACGGTTCATGGCGTTGGGGTTCTGTTAGAGCAAACATACAACCTGATGGAATGAGATAATGGCAAACTATCCTAAACTTCCATCTTATAATATGGCACAAAAAATGACTGCCGAAGATATATACACAGAAATACGTCAATACACAGATTTACTAAGTTATGAATTAGATACTAGAGATTCACAAGTAGATAATCAACCTTCAACAAAAGTTTATAGTGTAGTAACTGTAACTGAAATTGGTAGGCCACAGCCCGGTGATATTGCATTTTCATTGGGGGAAGAAAAATTTAAAGGTTATGTAAGCAGCACAGGATGGGTAAATTTAAACTAATGGAAAAAAAAGAATACTTTGATTTGATAAATAATAGTACTCTAGTAAGTAATGTTAATAATGGTATTACTGTTGCTACTGACTATTTTGGTACAAAAACTGTACAAGGTATGGCATATAACCTTAGTTCATTGTATAATAAAAGCAGTAATTTTCAAGCCGATATGACTAAAGCACAATCTAATTATATGACACCAAATAAGGTAAAATAAATAATGGCATACTTTACAAATAGACAAGCACCTCAAAGTGGTATTGCAAACTTACTTGCCATGAAAGGTCGTATGGGTGATACAGAATTAGTACATATGTCTAAGCCTGAAATTAATATAATGCGAACTATGGGTAAACTTACCACAAATCCAAATACAGGATTACCAGAAGCTTTTAATTTAGAGGCAGCAATGCAAGGCTTGTCTGGGTTAATGATGCCAGAAACTAGTGGTAAAGAAGCAATGCAAGAATTAATGAACTTTGGACGTAATAAAATAGCTGATTATAATGCAGATGACGATAGTGAGCCTACAATGGCTCCTGACGAGATGCAGGGTCTTTCTGGTGTTACCCCACCACAGGGTATGCCAATGCCCCCTCAGATGCCTTTAAATCAAGATAATTTTCAACCAACTGGTGGAATTGCAGCACTAGCAGGGGGTAGACGACCATTTGAAGGAATGTTAGATGTAAATAATAATAATGGCGATGGGATGTCTGATGATATTATGTTTAAAGTAAAAGGTGATCCTAAAATTGATAAGGCACTTCTTAGCAGAGATGAATATGTACTACCCGCAGATGTAGTATCTAAGTTGGGTAATGGATCATCTGATGCAGGTGCAGAAAAATTAGACCAATTTATGGGAGATGTAAGAGAAGCATCAACTGGACAACGAAAACAAATAAAACAAATTGACGGTGACAAAATACTTAGGGAGTTGGTGTAATGGCTGAATCACAATATGAAGTACCAGAAGATTATAAATCTGGTTTAAAGGATGTTCTTAAAGAATCAAAAGAAATTTATGAAAAACAAAAAGGTTTAGGTTATCAAACTTATACTGGTGATCAAATTGCTGGGTTCAGTCCTGATGAACTTGCTGCCATGCAAGGTATTGCAAGTTTAGTAGGTACTGGTCAACAGTACTTTGCTCCTGCTACTGCTCTTACTATGGGACAGACACAACAGTTCACACCACAAATGGCTGCTCAGTATATGTCACCATACCAGCAAGCCGTTGTAGATGTAGAAAAACGTGAAGCCATCCGTCAGTCACAAGTCCCTATGCAAAACATTGCTGCTAAAGCTGTACAGGCTGGTAGCTTTGGTGGATCACGTCAAGCTATTCTTGAATCAGAACGTCAACGTAATTTACAACAACAACTTGGAAACATTCAAACTAAAGGTTCTCAGGCTGCATATGAAACTGGTCTTCGTGCATTTGAAGCACAGAAAGAACGTGAACGTGCAGCAGCTTCTGGTTTGTCTGCATTAGGTCAAGTTGCACCTAGACAAGCAATGACAGAACTTACTGCTCTTGCAGGTATTGGTGAAGCTCAACGTGGTATGACACAATCAGGGTTAGATATTGCACGTTCAGAGTTTGAAGCACAAAAACAATTCCCATATGATACACTTGCTCAGTACCAGTCTACTCTGTACGGTTATCCTTATCAATCTACTTCAAAGTTTAATCCTTATAATGCACCACAAAAACCTTCTTCAATGCAAAACCTTGCAGGTGTTCTTGGTGCGGCAGGTAAAATTGGCAGTGGTTTCGGTTTCTTTAATAGTGGTGGTCGTGTGGCATTTAAATCACAGGGTGGTCTATCTGGTATGGTAAAACAAATGTCAGATGGAATGACTGTAGGTTCAGAAGAAAATGCAACTACTGATTCTGTAAACAAACAACTTCTTGGAACTTTACTAAGTTTACAAACTGGTTTAACTGATTATAATACAGCTATGGAAGAAGCATTAGATGCACGTAAAAAACTAGCAGAAGAAAAGAAAGAACAACTTAAAAAACAAACATCACCAATTAATTATATTTCAGATTTGTTAGTAGGATATGCAGGTGCAGAACCCGGAACAGGATTTGGTGTACAAGCAGCTAGTGCTGCAGAGTATGCAAGTGGGCAGCGAGAGGCTATTCAAGATGAATTAAATCAAATAGAAGAAGATTTGGCTAGTGGTAAGTTGACACAGGCAGAAGCTTCTCTTAAAATGAAACAGCTTCAGGCAGAAAGCTTGTCAGATATTAAGGATGCACTAGGTGGTGCAGACATTGAATCTGCTGATCTAAATGCTCTTAGTAGAATAGCTGCTACTCGTACAGGTGCAACATATGACGAAACGACAGGTATTGTAACTGGTAGTGCTGCCGAAAAGAAAGCTCAAGTAACACTTCTTAGAGATATGGCTAAAGCATTTTCTTCAGGTGGTTATGACGATGCGTTGGCAATTGCTCAAAGCTATGGTGGAGCTACTGCAGTTGATCCAAGTACATCTGTAACAAGTAGTGTGCCACCAGAAGATGATCCTGCTGCTGGTATAGCAGGTGATGTAATACAAGGTCTTCCAGATTAATAGAAAGTTAATTCATGGCTATTGCTCCTAATACACAAGAGTTTTTTGATGTAAAACAAAGTGTAGAAAATCAAATTAATCAGGGTACAATTAAAACCAAAAGAGATTTAAAATCTTTTTTGGATACGAATGATATTGACTTTGATAAATTTATGGAAGTTGATAAAGAGTATGAACGTAGAAAAAAATCAGGTACTCTTAATGATACTACTTTTTCTTT